GCAAAACAAGCATCTGTAAGAGGAGTTACTTCTACTACAGGTACATTTAACGAAGATTGGTTAGCTTTATTTAATGCCAGAAGTATTGGTGCAGGAACTTATAATGAAAGATTATTAGGTTATATTAATAATAAGTTAGGTACATCTCATACAGATTTAAATAAAGCACTACAAGCATTAGCAGTAGATCAAGGTGATGCAAACTATTCTAGTATGGGTACATTTACACCATGACACAGCAATCATTAAGACAGCAAAGTTGCAGAGATGCTTCAGACACAAACGGAACATACAATGAGGATTGGATGAAAACTTTTGAAGAAGCTGGTATAACCACCGGTACATTTTCTGAAAGAATGTTAGCTTACACAAATGCACAAGGTAGCTCTTGGGATAATGCACAATGGGATGTATCTAGTTGGGGTAAAGGACCATTTGTAAATGTAAATCAATCTATGGCACAATTAGGCAAACAAAATGGCACAACAGTTCCTGGTTCTTTATGGAGTAGTATGGGAACATTTAGTGCAGATTAGGAGATATTATGGCTTTAACAGCACTAATAGGACCAGCTACTAAACTTATAGGAAAATTTGTCAGAGATAAAGATAAGGCAGCACAATTAAGTCATGACATAGCTACAATGGCAGAAAAACATGCACAAGAACTAGCTCTTGCACAAATTAAACTTAACACAGAAGAAGCTAAAGGTAATTGGTTTCAATCAAGCTGGAGACCACTTGTGGGATGGATATGTGCAGTATCATTAGGTATAAATTTTATGGTAGCACCTATTTGTGCAGGGTTTGGTATTAATATACCACAAGCAGATATGTCTGTTATGATGCCTTTATTATTAGGTATGCTTGGTATCGGAGGTCTTAGAAGTCTAGACAAAATTAAAAAAGTAGATACAAAAGGTATGAAAAAGTGAGAAAGTTTAGAAAAGTAGCTAAAACTAAAACAGGTGTACCAAAAAAATATGTTAAAGGTGCAAAGAACCCTAAAGCAAGAGCTGCTGAAATAAAAAGAACAGCTAAATTATATAAAGCAGGAAAGTTAACACCAGCTATGATGAATAGAATAAGTAAACAAAGGAGCAAAGGATAATGCCAAGTTTTAAAGGAATTAAAGGAGCTAGTAGATTTTCTCCTAGTACATTGAATAAAGTATATAAAAGAGGGTTGGGAGCTTATTATAGTAGTGGCTCAAGACCAAAGGTATCGGCATCTCAATGGGCTATGGGCAGAGTAAAATCCTTTGTTACAGGTAAAGGGGGAGCTAGAAAAGCAGATGCTGATTTATTAGGGAAAAAACCAACTAAAAAGAAAACAACAAGGAAAGCATAATGGATAGAGAAAAATTATTAGATATGCTAACACTACACGAAGGGTTAGAGTTAAAACCATATAAATGTACCTCTGATAAACTAACCATAGGTATAGGGCGAAATATAGAGGATATAGGCATAACTGAAGAAGAAGCTAGGTATTTATTACAGAATGATGTAGATAGAATACTTAAAGAAGTAGAACACTGGTCATTTTTAGAAAAATTAGATGAAGTAAGACAAGCTGTAATTTTAGACATGGTATTTAATATGGGAGTTAGTAGATTTAATGCTAATACATGGGTAAAAACATTTGCTGCAATACAAAACGAAGATTGGGAAAAAGCTGCAAATGAAATGTTAGATTCTAAATGGGCAAAACAAGTAGGACAAAGAGCCATTCGTTTATCGCAGATGATGAGAAAAGGCGAATGGTATGAATCTTGACCCCATAATGGTATGGAACGTTATTATAACTGTGGTTTTAGGACCATTTGCATGGGCATTTTCTAAGATGTTTTCAGAAGTAAAAAGGCTACAAATACTTCTAAACAAAACAAGAGAAGATTTTGCAAGAGATTATGCCACAAAATCCGAGCTTCACAATGAAACTAGAGAAATCAAGGAGTTAGTTTTAAGAATAGAAAACAAACTTGACAGGTTCATTGAGAAGCAAAATGGTTGACCCAGTTACTGCTGGAGCAGCTGTACTCTCAGGAATAAAATTAGTTAAACAAAGTGTGGACTTTGTAAAACAACAAATACAGACTTGTAATGATATAAGTGAATTAGTTGGTCATATCGACAAAGCTATGATGGGAGAACAACAAATCATCAAGGCTAGAGATTCAAAAAATGTTGACCATTTTGCAATAGACAACGTAGCAAAAGAAGTAATAGATGCTAGATTAGCTAGAGAACAATTAAATGAAATGAAAAATTTAATTAATCTTAGATTTGGTCCAGGCACTTGGGAGTTTATTTTACAAGAAAGAAAAAAACGTATTGATGCAAAGAAACAAGCTATAAAAGAAGCAAAAGCTGCAAAATTAAAAAAACAGAAAGAAATGTACGAAATGATAAGAATGGGTTTTATAGTGTTAGCAGTTATAAGTTTTATAGCAGTAGCTATAGGTGTTACTGTAAAAATAGTTTTAGCACATAATATGGAATATGATGATGACACTTGTTTAGTATATGACCCTAAATATTTTATGATATGTATGAACGAAGGAAGAGAGTTTGCAGATACTGAGTTATATTTAGAATATAAAAAACAACTAAATAATTGGATATTAGAAGAAGAATAAACTTGTCTTTACATACAAATTATATATATTGTTGTATACGAACTAGGATTTATTAAACAAAAACAATTGTTAATAATCGGATATATCTATATTTTGTGTTCTATTTTTTTATGTTCCACCTAGTTCGTACTATTCGTGCCCATCATTTAGTATCTTTCTAGCTCTTTGTGCTGCTGTTAAGGTAGGTATTGGTCCTGCTTTAACTACCTTTGGTTTATTGTATACTTTAGGTTTATATGTCTGAGGTTTATTCCATCTCTTTTGTACCTTTTTTCTTGCCATCTCACTTCTTTGTTCAATTTGCTTTTTAACTTCTAATACTTTCTTTTGACTATACTTATCTCCTTTATCTAACAGCATAGGTTCTATATTCTGCATAATCTTCTTTGCTTTAAATTCTGTAACTCCTAATATACTAGCAATATGTCTTTTATAGATGCTACAATCGTCTTGGAGATACATTGTAGAGATTAATGTTATATATGCACCCTTTTCCTCTAAAGTTAATACAGAGCAATCTGTGAGCCATTGTAGAGGATAGAATGGAAATACAAATAACTTATCTTTCATAGATTCTCCATTATTTTATTCCAAGAATATTTATATTTATCCTTGATTTTTTTTAATAAATTTATACTTGCTTTTCTATCGCCTGATAAAAGCATACTTGTATAAGACTTTGATATACCTAACTCTTTAGACACTTGTGTTAGGTTTATTTTGTTTTCTTTCATTATGTTTTCTATAATCATTTTTTTCCTTTCTCATTTATTGTTTTTTCATTACCATATAAATTGTTAAGCCACTCAACGTGTTTTTCCATAACATCTTTTGCTAGGTTTCTTATTTCAATTATTGGTCCATATCCATACCAAACAGCATATCTATCATAGTATTCATCAGTTCTTGGAATCATAGGCATAAAAGTTTTTATCACAGTCCTAATATTACCATCCCTATATTCTACACCTCTTGAAGATGTTGTATTATTATTTACCCACATTTTATTTTCCTTTCCTTATTAATTTTTCATAACATTCTTCGCAATAAAATTTAAACTTATGATAATGAGCTGCGACATTATCACAAAAGCTACACAACTTGTGGTGTATCAATCGTTTCCAATGGTTACTTGTACCATCTTTTTGTATCACTTTTTTTCTAGCCACTTTTCTTTTCTCTTATTTCTTTTGCTCTAACATATTCATCTTGTTCTTCAACTGTCCTCAAACTAAAACCATCTCTAATTAGTTCAAATAGTTTACTTTCCACTTCAGCTTTTGTCGGTCTAGTTTTAAACTCCATTTTATAATTTATTATATATTTACTCATTCTAAATCCTTTCTTTCTTGCCAGTCGTGTTTTTTTTCTTCTTCAATTACTCTTTCAAAACATCCTGTCTCTAAATTCATTTGTATATCTAATATTCTAGGGTATCCTAACTCTTCGTAACGAGTTTTACAAATAGTTAATGAGCTTTCTGTGCATCTACTACCATCATCATTTTCAAATTTAGGTCTCCATAAACTAAATATATGATCTGGTTTATTAAACCAATGGGCAGAACCTGCTATCTGATAGGCAGTCGGTGCAGAATTACCCATCTTCATATCTGGCTTTGCAGGATGTGCTAGTATCATAATATGTATATCTAATATTTTAGCTAGATTAGTAAGATGATCTAAACACTTTCCTATCCAAGCAGTTTCTGATAGTTTACCGAACTCCGGTGTATCTAGTTTATTCCAAGGGTCTAATACAAATGCACCAATACCAAATCGTGCTTTCATATCGGATATTTTATCACACACCCAGTCAAAGTTAGGACAGTTATTAGGATGATTAAGAAATACAAATTGATTCTTAATAAATTCATCTGCTTGATATTTTTCTTCATCTGATTGCTCCCATTCTAATTTTTTATTGTAAAATGTTCTTATATTTCTTTGCACATAAGGTTTAATTCTTGTCTCTCCAGAATACATACCTATGTTTATTTTGTATTCTTTAGCTATCTGTGTCCATAATTGTATGGCAAATGAGGTCTTTCCATGACCTGGAAACCCTGTGAATACACTAACCATACCAGAGCCTATCATCACATCTTCATTCCAACCAAACATAGGATTGTACAATTTTATCTTTGGTGGTTGTGGTATATCATCTAAAGAATAAATACCTTCTAATGGATAATCACATAATCCTTCATTAATCATCCATTTTAATTCATCCTTACCCCATTTAAGTAATGCTTCATTACAATCTTTTACACTATCAGACCAGTCATAATACTTACATTTTCCATGCCCTAATATTGAAGCTAAGTCTTGTCGTAATGCAAGTCCAGGTTCATCATTATCAGTCAATAATACAAAACAATTTGCTTGGTCTAAACCTTGGTCTAGTGCATCTAATACATATTGATACTTCCTAGATACCTCTGGTTGTTCCGTAGGTGATGCTACTGCACCTGTAGGCACACTTAATATACAATCTATCCCAAAATTAGCTTCATACAACGCTAAAGCATCCATTTCGCCTTCTACAACATAGATAGTATTATTTTTTAAGTTTTTTGAGTTTAAAACATTGTCAAGATTATAAAATCTTTGTTCTCCACCTTTTTCTTGTTTGAATATCTTTTCAGAAATAGCTCTTGCTTTATAATTTACTCGTTTTCCGTCTAAATTATAGTAACCAAAAACGATACTTTCTAAACTTCTATCACCATATTGGGCTATTCCTCCCTCGACCTTTAAATCTTCTAGTGTTTTCGGACTGATTCCCCTCTTTGCTGCGAACTGAATCACTTTTTCTGTAGGTTTTTTCATAAAATTCTCCTCCTTTTGCGTTACAATGGTGGCAATAATACACCACACCTTCTGTTTTTATCGTTACACTTAAACATCTATCACGTTTATTCTTCCTAGTATGGCTACATTCAGGACATAAATACTTTCCAGAGTGCTTTCTGCTTAATAACCATTCTCTAGTTATCATTTTCTGCTTCCATAATTGCTAATCCTATTTGTCTAGCTATCTGTGGCACTATAGAATTACCTAAAGCCTTTATTCTTTTGGCTCTATCTCTGTCCACCCCATAGGATACCCCATTAGGAACTCCACAAATTCTGGATTCAGTCTGCCACCAGGTTTCTCTTTCTGTGCTAGTGATGTTATGCACTTTGATGCCTGCGTGTTTCCTTGCATCCTCGCCTTGTGTTCCGAAGCTGAAGGTGTCGGTAGCATCTGTTTCATAGCTATCTTTTGCCCTAGACTTGGATTTCTTCCCTTTTGTACTGATGGAGGAACTGTCGTTACTGAATCCTTGTAATCTCTTGCTCTTGGAGTTGGGTACATCTCTTGTTCTTTTATTTTTTCCATCTTCATTACCCTTACTGGTAAAGAATCTGAATTTCTGTTTATGTTGCTCTTGCTCAAGGTCGTATCTCCTATATCTCTTGCTGCTGGTGTTGGATACATTACTGCGTCTCTCAATTTTACTCCCCATCTCTCCCCCTTCTTGTTCTCTCGGTAAAAATGTCCATTCTTTATTTTCACATCCTTGACTGCTCCCCCCTCTGTATCGGCGGCTCTTGGTGTTGGATACATCTTTATCGTCTCTATTCCTTCTTCTTGTGGAAACAGAACTTGGTCTGCTAATGCTATTGACCCTCTCTTTTTTCTGTGCTGATTCCCCCCTATGTTGTTCGGTCCTATCCTTGCATCTTGTGTTGTTGGGGTTTGAAGCCAATATCCATACTCTGTTTCTGTTGTGCCATGCACCGATACCTGAAGCTGGAATAATGAAACATTGGACTTTGAAACCTTCACTATCCAAGTCATCCTGCACCTGTCTGAGTACCATGCCTTCTTCAATGTTAATAATGCCTTGCACATTTTCCCCAATAACCCATCTCGGTCTGACTTGCTTAACAACATCAAACATTTCATTCCAGAGCCATCTATCATCTGTTCTGCCTTTTTGTAATCCTGCTTGACTAAATGATTGACAGGGAAAACCCCCGGTAACGACATCTGCTTGTATTTTTGTGTCATGTAAACTCCTTACATCATCATATATTTTTAACTGAGACCAATGCTTCTGTAAAACTTTTTTGCAAAACTCATCTTTTTCACAGAAAGCAACAGTCTCAAAATACCCTGTGGATTCTAGCCCTAAACTAAAGCCACCTATTCCAGAAAATAAATCAAGAACTTTTAATGGCATCTTCTAAATCCATCTGTCTTCCATCACCTTTGTAATGATATTCTGCAAAAGTATTACCTTTTACACCATTCTTTTTTCTAACTGTTTCTATAATATGTCCTTCTTCTCTTAAATTATATATCCTAGCTCCTAAACGAAAGCATCCGTATAAATTAAGGCTTTCGAGAGGGTTGATCTTACCATTTTCTTGTAAATGTTTTAATATTAAACTATTTTGTGTCATTTTCTTTGTCATTTAATTGCTCCTTTAATTTTTCATTTTCTTCGTGTAAATATTTAATATCTTTCATAAAACTTATCATCATGTCATATTCCATATAACATTTAGGACTGCCAAAATCTTTCTCTATTACGAGTAAATCAGCAGATTGTTTAGCCTTATCTCCTGTTCTCCAACCATTTTTCCATTTTTTACACTCAATAATAAATTTTTGCCCTAAAGGTGATACTACATATACATCATTTTTAAAGTCTTGATAGATACCACTTCCTGGTTGTTTTCTTGCAGACCAACCAGTAAGTTTGTTGATAGTATCTACTATCTTTTTTTCAAACCTACTGCCTTTCTGCTTTGCTCCTCTTGGACTAATAGCCATTAGAACTTATCGCTGCTTTCTGATAATCTTTTATGTGTTGCTACTAATCCTGCTTTGTAGTTGTCAAGAATAAACTTTAACTTCTGATCGGCAGTTAAATTAGCATCTCGATTTACACAACTTTGTAACACAATTAAAAAGTCTTTCATTGTCATACTGCTAGTTGGTGCTTGTGGTTGTATCTGTGCATAACCATTACTAGATACTACTTTACTGTCTGGAAATGCTTTTTTTATTTCTTGTGGTACTTCATTATGTCCAGTAGGTGCAGTAGAAGGCTCAAAACTTTTTATATACAAGTTACCGAATCTATCAGGATTGCCAATAGTTATGGAAATCTTGTCATTTTCTTGTACTGAACCTATACCTATATTTGGACTAGCTAAATATTTTGTTCCTGATTCATCAAAAACTTGGTAATTTTTTGTACCAGACCAACCTTTTTCTGGATTGGCAGGTTTGGGAGC